TCTGCTTACGAGTGGTATACATCAGGACCACGACAAAGACTTCAACCAGGTGGTAAGATTGTTCTTGTGATGACAAGATGGTCAACAAAAGATTTAACAGCTAAGTTAGTTGCTAATCAGAAAGAACCAAAGTCTGATCAGTGGCACGTGGTCGAATTTCCTGCGCTCATGGATCACGGACCAGTGTGGCCAGAATATTGGAACAAGGATGAGTTAGAGAAAGTCAAAGCATCACTGCCTGTCGGTAAATGGAACGCACAGTGGATGCAGCAACCTACATCAGAAGAAGGAGCGATTTTAAAACGTGAATGGTGGAACGTGTACGATAAAGAAGAAATACCAGCCCTACAACATGTCATACAATCTTACGATACGGCTTTTTTAAAAAAAGAAACGGCCGACTATTCAGCCATAACTACATGGGGTATCTTCTATCCAAACGAAGATAGTCCGCCTAATTTAATATTATTAGATGCCCTAAAAGGCAGATACGAGTTTCCAGAACTAAGGCGTATCGCTCTACAACAGTATGATTACTGGAAGCCCGAATCAGTAATCATCGAATCAAAAGCCTCTGGACTTCCGCTAACTTATGAGTTAAGACAGATGAATATACCGGTGATTAACTTCACTCCTAGTAAAGGTAACGATAAACATGCTAGAGTGAACGCTGTAGCACCTCTTTTTGAGTCTGGAATGATATGGGCGCCAGATCAAAAATTTGCAGAGGAGGTGATTGAGGAATGCGCTGCATTTCCAAACGGTGACCACGACGACCTTGTGGACTCTACAACACAAGCTATCATGAGATTCAGGCAAGGCGGATTAATTAGTCATCCTGAAGATTACGTCGAAGAGAAAAAAGACCCTAGACCTAGGAGTTATTATTAATGAAATTTATTTTGATGGGATTACTAAGACAGTTTAGAAAAAACTATGGCCGTGAGCCAAACTTCGATGAGCTTAGAACTTTAGGAAACCAAGCAAAAGAAATAGAACAATTAGATCGAGGTCAGGTAATACCTTTTCCTGAAACAAGAATCACGGACCCTTTTACACCTAGACCAGAACCTAAAATGAAACCTAGAAAACCTGAAACAGAAGCAGAGATGAAAACTAGAATGGAAAGACAAAACAAAGAAGCTGTTGAAAGGCTTAAGAAGAAAAAAGAACAAATGAAAGACGACCCTGAAAAGATGGCGATAGGAGGCCTAGTAGGTTCTCTTATGAAATTATTAAAAAAAGCAAAAAATAAAAAACCTGGAGATAAAATTTACGGTGTGGGTGGAGAGGAAATAGACGTTGCTGATCTTAAAAAGAAACTAGGATTAGACAAAGATACAGAAAAGAAAGATATGGATGATTTAGAAAAAAAATTACAAATGATTATTGGTAAAGATAGAACTAAACATGAAGGCGGTGGTCTTGCAGGTTTCGCTGGTGATCAGTTTACTAAAGATACTAGAGATACGTTCATGTATGACAATCAATTATTTACAAACCCAATGCCACAAATGATACCAGGTGGTATTATGCAAACGATGCCACAAATGATGCAGCCAATGCAAACAGGAATCATGAGTCTTGAAGAAGGTGGACCAGTAAATCCAAGTAGAAGAAAATTCGTAAAAATTTTAGGAGGACTAGCGGCTATACCTGTTCTTGGTAAATTTATTAAACCTGCTGTAAAGGTTGCTCAGAATCCAGAGGTGGCTAGAAGATTCTCAGGTGTGCCAGCATACTTTACGAAACTTGTAGAGAAAATTAAAATGTTTGGTGACGATGCACCAGGACTTACATCCGTTGAGAGAGAAGTAGGTAAAAAATACAAAGACTATGAACTTGTAGAAGATTTATCTTCTGGTGAGATTATTGTTAAAAGAAATAAACAAGGTGTTTCTATGATGGGAGATGATATGGTTGAAGGCACAATGCAAGAAGAAGTTATGGCATTTAGACCACGTAAGACTACAGAGGATGGAATCATTCCAGAAGAATACGAAGAAGTTACAGTCAAACCAGACTTTGAAGGTAAGATGAAAGAAGTTGAAGATGGTTTAGATTCGTTAGATGATATTTTATTAGAGGTTGGAGAAAGATCGAATAAAGCAGGCGGAGGCCTAGCTTACATGCTAGGAGAATAATGAAGTCATATAAGGACTATCAACAGATGATGGCGCATCTCATGCGTCAGGGCTACAATAAAGGCGGATACGTAAAAAGAAAACCTCTTCAATTCGGTGGTGGTGTTGAAGCTCAATTAAAAGGTTCAGCAGCTGCTAAAAAAACAGCCATGGAAAAACAACCCGATAGAATACGACCATCTTTTTATGATGGAAAATTAAATATTAAAGGACCAAAAGATCAAATTAAAAATTATTTAAAAGATTTAGAGAAAAGATTTGAGTTTCCAATTACCTCTCAAAATTATTTGAAAGGCATTAAGGACGGCAGTATTTTAAGTAATGAGGCTTTAGCTAAAAAATATAAAGTTAATTTAGCTGATGTTGAGAGGATAAACAGGGTTTTGAAAAGAGATAATAAATTAGAGTATAAAAAACAAACTCTTGAAGGAGAGAAAAAAAGACAAAGAGAAAGGGATGTTAGAAGAAAAGCGGATATTAGAAAAATATCATCTCCAGCGATGGAACAAAAAATTAAAAGAGCAATTAAAAAGGTTGACCCCAAAGCTTTAGCAAAAGAAGTTGATGTGGCACACAGAGCATCTTTAAAAGCTAACTCTGTTGTTGGAGCAGATTACTTAACAACTTCATTGGGAATTGATAAAAAAATTGTAAACC